AGCGACGGTGATGGCGATGAAGCGGATGGTGAAATTATTATAAAATGCCAAGCAAATGCAGAGGCCTTGGGCGGCAAGCTGCTGGCCGATGTCTGGGGCTCAGACGAAAGCTTTGATTACGAGCCAGAAGGAAAAGAAGATGGAATAAATGTAACGTGGTCAACCATAATGACTTACTTATTAGATGATCCGGATCTCGGAGGCGCAGGCACCGATGCTCCGATTGTAAGCTGGACAAATAGGTATGATGACGGACTTATTCCAAATAAGGAAGATAAGGATATGACTTTTACTACCGGTGCTTCAAGAACGATTGTGGCGGCAGATATTCCGTTCCCAGGTTATGATTTTATTGATTTTGCATATGGAGAAAAGAAAGAACAAAAGGCTATTGGAAAAGCCTTAGATTCACTTAAGGTGTTTGACTATCCATCTCTTTACTTTGTTGATGTCAGACAGGTGGCAGATGACATCGCAGCAGCCTGTGGAGCTTCTGGTCCAATGGAACTTCTTCTTGATCTTCCAGGATTTGTAGATGACGATGAGCTTGCAGATGGAATAACCGACCTTGGAAACTGTCTCAAAGAATTCCTCAAGCATTTTAATGATACAGAGTTAGATGAAGATGGAGTCCCATTGGGTCTGGGTCCAAGGATGAAATATCAATTATCAATAGGGGAGCTGCCAAAAGTTGCTTCTATCCCAGATATAGTTGAAAAATATGAGGTATTAAAAGAATGTGTCGAGGATCAAATAGGAAAGACATGTAGGTTTGTTCTTAACCCTTTGAATACATCTTTTAAGTTAATTGATGATATTGACGAAACACCAGTTTCAGGCATTATAAATCCAGAGCAAGAAGAGCTTAGTAATCTTATTAAATTTGACATTGTAGATGAAATCGAAGTTGGTGAAGAATTGGCCGGCTTCCCATCAATTACTGGTGCCATGGAATATGCCTCAGGAATAGGAGACTTAGTCCAGGTTGAAGTTGAATCAAAAGCATTTATTAAAATTATACCAAGAGACTGCTATGATGAGCCGATGTCAGCAATGCTTGATTTGAGTGATAGTATTAAGATAGATTTCTTAAAGGATGAAACTGGAAGTGCTAGATTGGTAGAGGTTACAGAGGGAGAGGGCGACCTTGTAGAGAAGGATGATACAGAGTATACATTGGCTGTAAGCGCAGACTCTCCAGGGAAGGTGGTTATAAAGGCCACAGTGTGCTCTGTGGTAATACAAGCGGTTACAGATAGCGGCATAGTCGATACAAGGGGTAGCGAGGAAGTCGAGGCAGGTGTGGATTGCGTAGAGGATGTTGATGACGATGGCGTAGAGGATGCTTTTGCTCCAGGGGCATTAATGAAAGTAGACAGAACTCTTACAATTCTGTTTGTACCCAAGAGTGATGCTGGAGCAGGCAGTCGATACGGAGATGATGATAGAGAGGAAAGTGCCAGATCGGCCAAGCCTACACCACAAACGTTTGGAACAAAATTGGAGAATTAAAATATGCCAGGATCTATTTTTGCAAATCCCGCCTTAAGTGATATTAAGGATATGATAGAAACAGTTGAGTCTGATGCAGTAGAGTCTTCTCGTGGAAACTTTTTAAGTGAGAGTCTAAATTCTGCATTATCCTCTCTTGAAAATAATTTTGGAATAACAAATCCCTTGCTTGTTTCGCCAGAAGGACAAGGCGAGCAATATGCAAAAATGTTTACAAAAATTGCTGAAGATTTTAGCTCTTTATTTGAAGAGCTTAAACTTATGAGATCTTCATATTTAGCTTTTGAATTAGCTCAAAATGTTCCGCAAGCTTCTGGAGGAGAGACGGATCCGTCTACAGATAGAACTTTAGAAGAAGTTGTTGATGCAGAGTCTAGCTTAGAGTCATATGAGAATGTGTTTTTTAGAATGCTTGGAATGCCTTCGACGGCAGATATTGAAGACGAGGTGAACCTCATGACAGTTGGCTCAGATGGCGTTTTTGATTTTGTTGGTGGAGATAAATCTGTATATGAGAGAACCTTAGATCTTAGACAGTTCGAGCCTGCAGACAGACCAAATGCGCCAACTAGCAGTATTTATGATTTTGTATCGGCAGGAACAAGTGCATTGACGAAATTAGAATCGGCAGGCGATGGCTGGAATCCAGACAAAATATCGACAATTCAAGATGTTATGCAGATTTTTAAAACTTTATACAACACTAAAGATACCACCGAGCAGGAGCTTACAAGCTTAACGGGATCTATTCGTACAACGATTGATTCGGAGACCTCCTTTACGAAGGCAGAAGCAGATTTGCAAGAAAGCGTGCTTGCCTCGATTGATACTCAATTGTCTGCTTTTAAAGAATCCTTTACAGCTTCAGAGTCAGAAGATGGAGACGGTGAGTCTGCGCCTAAATTTAGTCTTGTACATCAAGATCAAGCAATAGCATCTTTGTTTAATGCGTTGGGCAATAGTTTATTGGCTCTAGTTCCAGGAGCGCAAGAGAAATATACTCAGGATTTAATAAACAGTCTGTGGAGTGAGTTTGTTACAGAAGAGCCAAATCTTACATTATTGGGCTTGAATGAGCCAAAAGTTTTTTGGCAATTTTCTTATCCATTATTTCCGCCAGTTCAGGATGGAAGAATAGCGAGATGCATTAATGAGGCGTCAAAGATGATTGCAGAACCGTTTACTCCAAAGTCATTAAGAACCGTAAACGGTCATAAGCTAAAGTCAACATTATTAGAGGCTGTAATTAGAATAAGATTAGATGTAGTTAGCGGAACAACTCTTGCAAGGCCCAATCTAACTCCTGGCACAGGCCCACAGGTTACGGTAGGAGCTGCTTTGCAACCTGTTTCTTATGCAGACATCGCAGATAGTCTGGGCCTTTTAGAGTCGTTAATTATTGTAAGATTATTTGCAGCTGTTAATGGGCTGGCCAGAAATGTTAATGAAAGATTATTAGACATAATTCATCTTCAATACCAGAGTGGCGGATTTGTTCCCAGGGGAGATATAGTTCCAGAAAGAGTAAAGCCTCCTATCGAAAAAAATAAATTTTGTGAACAAAGTGAAGAGCGGTGTAAGTTTGAAACGATGAAGGTAGTCGAGGATTCTCTTATGTTAATTTTGGGCGATAATGATGTGCCAGATGCTTTGGAATTACAAGAGGGGGTAGCTAGAAATGCCGGAGTAAAAGAGGCCCATTTAATGAGCTCAGTTTTGTCTCTTATAAGCGTTCCTGGAAAATACGTTGACGAGGTGTTAGGCCATCTTGATGAGCAAGATTTAAACGTATATGAAAAGCCCGCAGAAGTTGCCCAGGCTCAAGTGGGATCTATAATGGGTATATCAAAAGGCGTAGGCGGAATTGATATATTATCATTTTTAATTGCATTTTTTACAATAAAGGAAGATTTTCTTTTAGACTTGTTAACAGAGAATCAATTTGCAAATCTTAAATCAGAATTTCCAGATAATTTTTTTGAAGAATATGAAAGAGGAAAGCAGGGGAATTCCTCTGATAGAATTGGCGCAGCTATTGATGTAGTATCGCTTAGGGCGTTTGATGCTTATCAATTGTTTAGATATGCGTTTGAAAGATCTGATCAGTCTACTTTTATTCATCAGCAGACCGAGGCGTAAGTATAATATTTCTATTATTTTTAACATAAAAAACAGAGTTTGGGGAATATTAGCATGTCTTTTGATTTAGCCTTGACAAGAGGTGATATAAAAATAGAAGCGAACGGCGCTGTTAAGGCGGTTGCCGGAAATTCAAAGTTACGGCAAGATATTATAAAAATATTATTGACAGAGCTTGGGGATAATAAATTTCATCCTAAATATGGAAGTTATATTGGATCTTTACAGATAGGTCACCATGCTGATGCCAAATTAGTATCTTTGGATTTAGAATCATCTGCAAGAAACGCTATTAGAGTTTTAATGTCTCTTCAGAGATCACAGGTAAGAAGGCAGGCTTTGACGCCAGGTGAGCGCATTATAGATGTATTAGATGTATCAGTTGCCAGAGACGATATTGACCCAAGGCTTTATAATATATTCGTCTCTGTATTGACACAAGAGCTTACAGAGGTAAGAGATAACGTTACGGTAAGGATAGCTTAGAGGTAAAAAATGGCCACATTTAGATCATTCAGTGAAATTGTTTCGACTATGATTCAAAGATTACAGCTTTCTCAGCCAAATCTTGATACCAAACCTGGAACAGTTTCTAGAGATTTGTTTATAGATTTGCCAGCAGATCAGATTGCAAGATTATATTCTTCTATAAATTTGGTTTCTGAGAAGCAATCATTAGCAACAACTGCGGGTAGAGATTTAGATCGTTTATCAGCAAACTTTGGAGAAACAAGAAATACAGGATCTGCAGCAAGCGGTATTGTTGTTTTCTGTGTAAATAGTTTAATTACAGATGTTTCTATACCTAGCGGAACTATTGTTACTGCTAGAAATGGAATAAAATTTAGAACTATTGGCAACTTTGTAATGTCTACGACGGACAAAAATAGGCTGGCATCAAATGCAAATCGTATGAGGAAAGCTTTAAATATAGCTGGTATTAATGCTTTTTATGCACTAGAGGTGCCTGTGCAGGCAACTAGGCCAGGGGCCTCTGGCAATGTTGGTTCTCTTCAGATTGTAAAAACAGATCTTAATGTTCCGGCCACAATTATAAACTTAATGTCTATGAGCGGAGGGTCAAACAGAGAAACCGATAATTCTTTTAGATCTAGAATTTTATCTGTTTTTAGCGGAGCGAACATAGGAACATCATCTGGATATAGAAATTCTATTCTTGGAGTCAGTGGGGTTTTAGACGCTTTGGTTGTTGAGCCTGGAGATTCTTTAATGCTTAGAGATGGCACAGAAACAATAGAAACAGATGATGGTAGCGAAAGGATCATAAGTTCTGGCACCGGCGGCAAAGTAGATATATATATTTTAGGAAGAAAGGTGGAAGAAGTTTCTGAATCGTTTATTTTTACAGATTTATCTGGTTCTGGAGATATTTCGGATGAAAGAAATGATTACATATTAGGACAGACCGGCCAAGATCCAACAAGAACTTCTGAGGAAAGGAGGGTTCTGGCCTTCAAGACAGGTTCTCTGCCGGTACAGCCTATTGATTCAATGGTTTCTGTAGTTGGAAGCTCTTCTGGAATTTTAACAGAGTCTTTTGTAGATAGTGACGGTATTGAATATGGGAATTTCGAATTAGAGAAAGATTTAAATCCAGAGACTGGAGGAAGCCCCTTTGGGTTCGACAAGATTCATTTTATTTCTAATACAAAAATTGTTGAAGGTGAGGGGATTACAAAAAGTGGATCATTCAGTATAGACTCTCTTTCGTTTTCTGATATAAACGAAACAAATCAAGTATATAGAGATATTAATGAGATTGGAGAAAATTCTGAAGTAAGTTCTGCAGGAAGAGAATTTATACAATTACTTCATACCCCTACAATTAGAGTTAGCAATGTTCAAAATAAAACAACGGGAGAAATATATTCAGTTATTGACCAAAACTTAGATTCAGATGGATTAAATAATAGCGGAGTGGTGGAGATTTCAGGAAGATCTCTTCCGACCGCTGCAGATGTTTTAAAGGTAAATTATACTTGGAGACAAATATATGATTCATATGTTGATTACGGAGGATCCAGCAGTCTTTCTCAGTTTGCAGACCCTTCTTCGACAGACTCTATAGATTGGACCTCATCTGGTGGAATATTTGAGGAAGCCTCAGAAGTATCAAAGTCTGATGACGAACTGGTGTTTCAAGTAGAGCTTGATTATAATGTTAATAAAGTTATTTCTGTTTATCAAAAAACAGAAGTAGAATCAACGATTAGTGTGGTTGATACCGCAGGTTCGGTAGATATAGTAGGTGTAGAGATTGACTCAACAGAGGATGCTGTTGACAATGTTATTTCTATAATAAGAACAAGTGATAACCTTGAGCTTTACAATACTCATGCTAAAGATGGATCCTTTGATGCAAGAATTATTTATCTTCCATCTGATTCAGCAGGCTCTATTGATGATCAAGTAACTGTTTATTATAACAAAATAGAGTTATTTGATGTAAATAAAACTGATGGATCATTTTATAATAATGTTGTAATTTTGCCATCAGAAAGCATTTTAGAGGCAGAGGAGGTCCTAGATGTAGTAGAAGATCTGTATTTAACAGGTGATCATATTTATGTTACATATGTTGCGGAGATAGATTCTATATATCCCAATACCAACTTAAGTAATTTGCCAATAACAGGAGGATCATCATCGAATACCCTGATTGGCTCTGAAAGCACAGGAACTTCGTCTACTAACCAGCCAATTTTCTTCGAATATGATTCAGTAGGAAACTCAGCTTCAATAATTAGATTTGGTCCTACAAAATTACAAGCAAAAGTATCTGGTATTTCAAAGCCTGGAAAGATAAAAATATCAGGAACAACAATTAATCGATACGTTGTAGACATTACGGCGGGAGTTTCAATGAGCGGATTAACTATAGATATAGGATCTGAATTGGAAACAGCGTTGAGCTTAAGCTCTATCCCGAGCAATATAGGAATAGCGAGAGTTGACAAGGTATGCACGTTAGACGCCAATGAAGAGGTGGATGAAGAATATGATATTTTGGGATATTATTTAAATGATATAACATATGACACTGGATCATCTCAGGTTGATTCAGATTTAGAAAATTATCAATTCACACTGCCATCGACGTTGATAAACAGCTCTATATCTGTAAGCTCTGGAGATACAATAAGGATTTATTTGTTAGCATATAATACAGAGGGCTATGAGGAGTTGTACTATTCGTCATCAGAATCAAGAACGACAAATAATCGATTTGGACGAATTGATAGAATTTCGGTTTCATCTGGATTCAGATCTTCTGCTGGAAACTTAATAGGAAGTATTAGCGTTGCTCCTTCGACTCAGCCAAATAGTGGTGAAACATATTATGTTGATTATGATTTTTGGGCACCGAAGGAAGGAGAGCGCATTACTATATCTTATAACGTTAACAGACTAATAATCGACGCTACTGTACAAATGGAAAGAGTTAGGCCAGTTACTGCTGATATACTTGTAAAAGAAGCAGAGGAGTTGACTATAGATGTAGAGGGGACTTTGCTAATCAATGAAGATGCGTTGGGTGAGGCAGATAAGATAGTTGAAAATGTAATAAATTCTGTTTCAAACCTATTAAATACATCGTCTCTTGGATCTGTTGTTGATTATTCTGACATAATTGCTGTAGCAGCTGCAGAAAATGGTGTTGACTCAGTTAATATTTCACTATTTAATGAATCTGACAAAACAGGAAGAAAGGCTTTCATTAAATCACTAGATAATCAAACAATATCTGCTGGAACTATTATTTTTGAAGCAACATCCAGAAATAAGTTTAGAATCAATTAGGACAAAGAATGTTAAGACCAGTTTCTTTTTCGATACCATCAAGCACAGAGCTTAAAGTAAGGCTTAATGATGAACCAACTGAATTATTAAATAAAGATAATTTTTTAATTGAATCAGTTAGTGGAAATACTAGTGATCTAGAGGTAACAAAGGTTACTATAGAAGACAAGTCTGTAATAATTAAAACAAAACCACAAGTTGCAGGAAACTTTTATGTTTTAAAGTTATTAGATTCAGATGAAGTTTTATTTACATCGGCTAGTGGAACTCCTTTGATAAATGATGATGTAAGCAGAGAGCTGTTTTTTGTAGGCCTGAAGAGCCATAACCCGGTTAGGGACCGAATGTTTATAAAGGCTCCTAAGATTTATAATCTTGAGAACTCAAATGTAAGCAAGCTTATAACTACCCAGGCAGAAGAGATTTTCCAGGCTCAAAAACACATTGGAGAGGTATTAAGTGATAATTACATTTCGGTAAGAGTTGATGATGAGCCAAGAACTAGAAGCTCTGGAGCAACTGACAGGCTTGTTAATGAGAATGCATATTTGGTAGAAAGAGTATCTTCAAATCCTACGAATGATCATTTAATATTTGAATCATTAGAATATAATGATAATTCAGGAATAGACAGACATACGTCTATTCCAAATTATCCCATCTCCTTGCAAGAGGTATATGTTGAGGATGAAGAGATTTCGCTTTCCTCAGAAGGGAATAGCTTTAAAGGATTTTTAATATCTTTAGCAAATAAAAATATAATCAAATTAATCAGCTTAAAATTAATAAAG